TCGGATAATAACCTGACCATCCTTCTACAGCTACAGCAATACCTACAATCTCACCATGACCTTGTATGGCACCAGATCCTTTTGCTTTAAGATCAGGATCTTTTGTTTCTAAGTCGATAGCTATAAATTTTGCGTCAGATAAATTTGGAAAGTCTTCTGGACAATCCCACTCAGTTTGTACGGCAAACATTATTTCTTTTTCCTTTTCATGTCTTCCATTTTTTTAATTTCTAATTCGCAATAATGTATTATCTTTTCTAAGTCTTCTATACCATTTTTTGTAAGATATCTACATACATATTTCACAACATTGCCCTGGAAGAACGAGAGATTATTTTTTGAAATAAACTCGTACGGCTGAATGTGAAAAGATTTATAATGCTTCCCGCCTATCTGCTTGTCTTGTGGAAAGGCATCTTTAAATATACTTGTGTCTGTCATATTATTGGTGCTCCTATGTTATATTGATATTCATAATCTTGATTGGTTATGAACAATTTTTCTTTTGCTCTTGTTATACCTACAAAGAATGTACGGTGTTCTGGGTCTGCATCTTTTTGTGCTGAGTCATATATGATTCTTTCTAAATCAGTAAACAAAACAACGTTATCGCATTCCTCACCTTTTACACTATGTATTGTAGATAATTTTATTCTTGCAGGTTTCATTAGATCATCACCATTCTTTAGAATGGTTCTAATGTACATCTTACTTGATTCTGGAAATTTTAATATTTCCCAGCTCCCCGCTGCTCGCAACCCGTATTCAGCTCTTAGTCCTTCCATATCAATCGATGTGATAGATTCTAGAGTCTTGTTGCTTGCGTACCCTCTTACTAAATGTCCGTCTTTGACCGTAAGATAATCCCATAAATCTTTTAGATCTTCCTTATTAACAAAGGCACCTTGGTTTAATCTTGTCCAAACTCTATATGCATTTACCATTCTCTTCGGTAATAATTCTTGTTGCTTTGCTTCAAACCTTAAATTTAAATCATACATATGATCTTTTAATGCGGTTAACATTTTATTTGTTCGGGTCAATACCATCCAGTTACCTGTAGAAAAATCTATGTCTTGGTATGGAATATCATTATATATTTTACCTTCAGCATCTCTTGGCTCCCATTGCTTTTCTAAACGCTGTGACATGTGAGGAAATATAGACTCAGCTAATTTATGTATTGTTCTAGGTACTCTTCTAGATTTTATTTGTGGATCGGTAATACCTTTTAAATTTATAAAAATATCAGGATCTGCACCTTGAAACGTGTAGATGGTTTGATCATCATCACCAGCTACGTATGATCGTTGAGATTTAGATTCTATATAAAAAAACATTTCCCATTGTAATGGACTTAGGTCCTGGGCTTCATCGAGGAAGACAGTATGAATTGGTGGACATTTGTCCTCCTCGACAAACTTGGAAATCATATCAGAATATTCAAACATACCTGTTTGTTCTTTGTATGTAATTAGATCTGCTTGGATTTGTTCGGTTAAATATATATCTGTGCTGTAATGTAATTCTAGTTGTAATGCAGCTTCGTCTAAAGGTATTCTTTTATTCTTTGCATACTCAATAATTTTCATATGACTATTTTTATATTGAGGATAACCAGATTCATTGATGTAACTTTCAAAAGATAAGTCAGCACATATGTTTGAGAAGTTTTTAAAACCTTTCCATTTATCTCCTTTCAATAAATGTGTTGAGGTATTTAGTTGTAGTTCTCTACTACCAAAGGCATGCATGGTACTTACAATAACATTGTCATTGGTGATTCTTTTCTTAGCTTCATCTGCTGCAGCATTACTAAATGCAATGTAAGCAATCTTACTAGGATCTGTTTGCTTCAATTCATGTTCTAGATAATACATAAGTCTATGTGTCTTACCAGTGCCTGGTGGTCCTGGTATTATTGTTCTAAGCAAAAGGTGGCTCCTTCATCTTATTCTTTCTTACAATCGGTTTGTTAACTTCTTGTTGTTCTATTGCAATATATCTAACACTTTTATTATTTATCTTGCCAGGTATCTCTTCTGCTTTAAATAATGTTTCTAATAATCTAGCTGTCTTTTGTTTTGGATATTGTTTATCTGGCCATGATTTAGTTCGTAATAAATATTTCCAAAAGTCTTTAAATTTAAAATAACTAATGCCTTCTTCTGTATAAGCTAGACCACGTAAAATATCTTTCCAATCTTTACCGGGTATCTTTGTTGTATAATCTGTAAGTATTTCTTTTAGTTGTACATCAATCTTTGTAGACTCTGGGGCTTCGATAGGTATGGTTTCTTTTAGTTGTACATCAATCTTTGTAGACTCTGGGGCTTCGATAGGTATGGTTTCTTTTAGTAATTTGTTTATTGCCTTTCTCCATACGTGTTTGCCAATCGGTGGCATAGCTTGATTGATTTGTTCTAAACATTTTAGTGAGAACTTATCGGGTTCATGTAATTCTGCTGACTCTACTTCAACTTGTTCATCACCTATCGTTACATAAAATAACGGTGGATCTGAATCATACTTTTGTATTTCTTTTATCTCTGCACCAGGAAGTTCATCATCACCTACACCATATTCTTGTAGTACACATTTTTTAGAATTACAGAATGATGCAATAGGTTCATCTTTACATTTGTATTGATAGTCTTTACCATCTATGGATTTTATTAGTGTATCTATTTCTTTCTTATCTAACGGGGGTTTACAATACTCATCATTGTACTTAAATATTTTCATATCCCAGTCTGTATATCTTTTCTTACAATACACACCGAAGTTATAGATCGCATTGTTTCTCTGGCCATTCGGTATACCTTGTTTAGCAATCGCTATCAAACAAGGCGGTGCACCTTTTAATAAATCATTCGATACTTTCTCTTCTTTAACTTTTAATTTTGTTAACTCATCTTCTGTTAGTTTAACTTTATCATACACATCAAAAAATTCTTGTATCGTCATAGCTGAGCCATCATCTTTAACAGCATAACGTGTTGTCATTTTTACATTGTGATAGGGAAGGTTTAAAAAACTACCTGTACCACCTTTATACATGTCAACTTGGTTTTGTTTTGGAAATATCTCTGCTCTAGAATAACCCAATATGGCCGCCATATCTTTTAGTTTACTTCTAAACACAGCTGCTGGTGCAAACTCACTTGTAAATAAAAATACATGTGCTCCACCAGATTTAGATCTACATACGGTTAATGGAAAGTTATGTTTTTTTATTTTTGTAATTAAAGCTTTGTGATCAAAACCATTATACAGATCAATATCTATACAGGCCCATCTACATTTGTTTTGTTCATTAATAGGTATAATACCTAATGCAGGATCTTTACCTTCAAGATGTTCTTCAAACATCTTTGTTGTAGGGGTTTGTTTAATAATAAAAGATTTACTTTTATGTTTACCTCTATCATCAAACTCATTTGTCTTTCTAGTTTGACCGTAGGCACTAAACGATCCGCCAAATATATCTATAAATTTATCTAATTCTGTCATGTCCACCAAAAAAATGGGCGGCATTGCTGCCGCCCAAAGAACTGTTAGCCTCTGTTAGCGAAGCTATTGTAGAACTTCTTTGCTCGTTCATACATTGTAGCATCTTCTAACATTCCAACTTTCTCGATATTAAAGCCATACCATTGATTACCTTTACCTGTATTTAATACAGAAGATAATTTATAAATGTGACTGAATGATGGTGGAGTATAAGGACCATTCTTACCATCTAAACTAATAGACTTCATCATGGAGTTCCACTTTCTGCTAACTTTACCTTGAGATGAACTCATAGATATCATTGCAGTTTCAGATCCCTTATCACCTGAGATAATCACAAAGTGTTGTCCTACAGTTAATATGTAGTTACCATTTTGTAATCTGTCTTTACCATCAGGTCCTTTGGTAGTCTTTTCTAAAATATCCGAAGAGTCAGGATAAATCATTTCAGGTCTACCTGAACCTGTTCCATAATCTGCCCACTCTTGGTATTCTAATTTATAGTAACATGGAATCACATGTATTCCCTTGTCACCATTGTATAACTGTTTCGTAACAGTGTTTAAGAACATACCAGGTTCTGCACCTTCTACGTAATTTTGATTACGTTTCTGTGCTTCTGCTGATCCGTTCTGTAGTAATTTTAAGATTGGTGGAGCCAGACTATCTGTCTTCACATTCTCAAAACCCATTTGCGCATCTGCTTCGAATAACGAAGCTGAAGGCAAGTTTTCTTTTTTAGTTGCTACTTGTTTCGCGTCACTCATTTCTAGTTTCTCCTTGTTATTTTAGTTTGGTTACCCTCAAACGGTTTGAATAGGTCGGCAGGAACGTCTTGTCCAGATTCAAGTCGTTCCCTGACCAGTGCCTTGAGTGTCATCGGGTTTACTCCAATCTTCTGGATAGGTTCAAACCCGTTGCCTCGTGCAAGTTCAGCATATGATGCTGCCTTGTTATCTTCGCCACGACCAAAGGTAACGGTAATATCATTTTTAATAATATCACCTAGACCGTTGTTACGAAGCCATGTAAAAGCTGCTTCCTGTTTATCTTTAGGAATAGATGCACCATAGACTTTTTTGATTTCTACAGCCTCTCCATCTTTCAGCTTTAATTTTGTAATCTGCATTTCATCCATCATCGCTGGAATCTCAATGCTTGAAATTGTTCTTGCTTTTTCTTTAAGTTTTTTTAAAGACTCTTCTGCATTTGCAATCTCATCTTCAAAATCTTTTAGTTCTAATATTTTATCTGATAGTCTTTTAGCAGAATCTATCTGCTCAACAGATTGCATTCTATCATTTTCATAATCAATTTTCGTCATAACTTTCTCGCCTTTCTATATATACTTTATTATTAATAAGTCAAGATTTATTTTTTATATAAATCAATCTCAACTGGATAATATCTTCTTTCTTGCTTATCCCACTTCAACAAATTATACTTACCATTTGTTGTATCAGATACTATTGAACACGCTACGCCAATAATAGCTGGATCCCCAGTTAGTAATAAATAATCTTTAGACGTGTAATCTTTCAACATCTTTCTTAAAGTTGTTATTACATAATTAGGACTTAAAATAATTTGTGAATTTTCTGGAAGTAAAACTTTTAACTGTCCGAATTGGGTTGCACCAATAATGTTTATTTTAGGCGCTCCTATTTTTGAACCAGGTACATCTTGAATAACATATACTATGCTACTCTTATCTGTATATTTTAACTTTTCATAATCAGTCATAAATTACTTTCTTGACATTGTATAACACATAATATATATGCTTTCAATAGAAAGTAAAATAATAATATGCATTACAAATATAAAAGCAAGCCTTTTGCACATCAGAAAAAAGCCCTTGAAATGTCATGGGATAAAGAAGTTTTTGCGTACTTCATGGAAATGGGTACAGGTAAATCAAAAGTATTAATAGATAACATTGCTATGCTGTATAACGCTGGCAAAATAAATGGTGCATTAATAGTGGCACCTAAAGGTGTATATAAGAACTGGTTTGATGGTGAGATACCAAACCATATGCCTGATTACATAGAAAGAAAAGTAGGTTTATGGAGAACTAAACCTGATGATAAAGCTTTAAAACCTTTGTTTTCTACAGGTGCAGAATTACATGTATTGATTATGAATGTAGAAGCATTCTCTACTAAAAAAGGTGTAGAGTTTGCAGCTAAATTTTTAGCTAGCCATGATACTTTAATGGGCATTGATGAGTCTACTACAATTAAAAACCCATCAGCTAAAAGAACACAGAATATATTAAAGCTAAGTAAACATACAAAGTATAGAAGAATACTTACAGGTTCTCCTGTAACTAAATCACCCTTAGATTTATATTCACAGTGCCAGTTTTTAGATCCTTTCTTACTAGATCAATCTTCTTACTATGTATTTAGAACACGATACGCTATTTGTAGAAAGATTAATGTATCAGGTCGATCAGTAGAGATTGTTGTAGGTTATAGAAATCTTGCAGAGTTATCAGATAAACTAAAAGGTTTTTCATACCGTGTATTAAAAGATGATTGTCTAGACCTACCTAAGAAAACATTTGTCAGACGTACAGTAGAGCTAACAGATGAACAGAAAAAATTATATAAACAAATGAAAGAAGAAGCTATTGCATTCTTGAATGGTAAGATGGTTACATCAGCTACAGTTATTACACAGCTAATGAGATTACATCAAATAACTTGTGGTCATTTCACATCTAATGATGGCAAAGTACAAGATGTTAAAAGCAATCGTATTGGTCAATTGATGGATGTACTAGAAGAGATGGAAGGCAAAGCTGTTATATGGGCTCACTATAGATATGATATCAAAAAGATTGTAGAGGCTATATCAAAAAAATATGGCGAAAATGCGGTCGTAACATACTATGGCGACACGTCTACAGATGACAGACAAAAAGCTATTAAAAAAATACAAGACCCTGAAAGTCCTGTTAGATTTATTGTAGGTACACCTCAAACAGGTGGTTATGGTATTACACTTACAGGTGCATCAACTATGATTTATTATTCTAATGGTTATGATCTTGAGAAAAGAATGCAATCAGAAGCTAGAATCGATCGTATTGGTCAAGAAAAACCTATGACGTATATTGATTTGATTGCTGAAGATACTATTGATACAAAGATTGTTACATCATTACGTAACAAAGTTAACATTGCATCTGAAATTATGGGTGAAGATTTAAAAGCTTGGATCTAAAGTTTTTGTAAGAGAACTAAAATAACACCACCCATACCTGTGATGACTGCTCCCATGGATACTAATAATATTCTTTCTACTCTAGTAATTTGATTTTCTAATTTTTGAATCTTGTCGTGAGTTTGTTTTTGCATAATTCTGCAGAGTTTTTCATGTGAGTCTATTCGTTGTAGTGCGTTGTCTTTAGACATTGTTTGAAACCTTTCCTACTATAAAACAAATTGGTTCTAATATTTTTCTATATATTCTACCAAGAAGATGAGTTTTACCTTTCATTTCTTGTTTAAGATCTAACGTTCTGTGTCTAGCTACATGCTCTAAAGTTTTCTTAACTACTTTATTCAATTTACCTTGACCTTTTGCAAACTTAACTAATGGTAAGAAAATTTTGTGGTAACCTATTTCATATTCTTTTGGTAAGTCTTTAGAGTGTTTTAACCAAATTTTATTTCTAAAATTTCCAAAACCATAAGAGTCATTCATCATTGTACAAACTATTTTAGAACTTGTTCCAGTTGTTTCTGAGGTACCTCCAAATGGATCATCATCCATCACTCCTGCTTTTTGTCCTCT